AAATTAATAACATTACTATCTGTTTGATATTTATATTTTTTACTATTTAATAAATCATTTAATAATTGTAATTCTTCATTTTCATTTAATAATAAACTATTACCTTGATCTGAACTAATATATGTTTCATCTAGTTTTAAATAACAACCATCAAGAAAATAATAACATTTACTTGGTAAGTTGTAATATTTATTATTAGTTATATTTTCATATTTATAACTAGAAACACTAATAAATTCAGATGTTAAATTATTAGAAAATAAAACTCTAAAAATAGATTGATTAGAAAAAGAATCTTTTACCATATCCCAAGTAATATTATTCCATAAAGTAGTGTTACTCATTATTGGTAAACTATCATTGAATTTTAATATGTAATCTTCTAGATAAGTATTATTATTTTCAGAAGTGCCAGAATAATAAAACCAAAATGATAAATCTAATAGAAATTCCATTTAAACAAATACATCCATAAACATATTTTTCATAGTTAAAAAATAACCGAGTGTAGATAATTTACTAGCAATAAAAAATACAGTAGTAAACATTCCAAGTTGAGCCATAAATCCTGAAAATAAAAATATACTAGATGAGAAAACAGGAGTAACAGCTGCACCAACTAATCCCATTCCTTTTAACTTAGCATTAGCTGATATTGAATTTGCAATATTTCTACCAGCTACAGCAATAGTTTCTGGAGGTGTAGTAATTTTATTAGAATTTGAAATACATTTACATACTGGATATATAGCTGTAAGAAATAAGTTTTCTAAGAAATTATAGCCTGTCTTAACTATTTTTATTACTACATTTTTTACTTTATTAATAATATATTTAGCACCGCTTTTAAACCATTCAATAAAACTTGATTCTAATAATATTCTTTTTTGTATAGATTCGGTTAAAGTTATTCTTTTGTTTTTCTTTTTTTCTAAGCCTATAGCTTTTCTAAATAAATCAAATAAATCAGATACTCCTTGTATTAATTTATCTAATAAATATTTAATAGGTTTTACTAAACAATTTTTAACTAATGCTACTATAGTAAGCCATATATTAATATAAGTTCTTAAATCAAATAATCTAACAATACCTTTAAATCCAACTACGAAAATATCGTATAATTTTAAAATAATAAAACCAGTTATACCACCAGATAATTTTTTAACTATTAATTCTCTGGGTACATCAAAAATAGTATAACAAAAAGTAAGCATTTTTACATAAGCGTTTTTTTCTGTTGTATTTAATTCTTTACTTATTATTGATTTTTTATCGTTATATAACTTTTTTAAATTTTCCATATCTCTGGAAATAATTTCAGTAGCCTTTTTTAAAAATTCCATATCTATTTTAAATTCCTTTTACAAATATTTTTGAACTTCAGTAACTAATAATGGTTTAAATAAAAAGTTACCTGGACAGTTACTAATGTTTCTAGTATAACCATAATTTCTAACCATTTCTTTATCATCTTTTTGTTCAAATCGTTTATTAATCACTTCATTATGATATTGTATAGTATTCTTTGGATTTAAATTCATATGTAACATTTTCATAATAGGAGCAATACATTTATAAGCCATTACTTGATATAATCTTCTTTTAGCAATATCTACAGTTAAATCAAATAGTATTAAAACATGTAAACTATATTTATAAGAACTTAATATATCTGGATGATGACATAAATAATGTAATGGTCTTGCCATAATGACTTCATAATCATTATCAATTCTATCAATTAAAAAATGATAATTAATATTTTTCATACCAGATAATACTATTTGATTTGATTTAATTTCTCCTATTTTATTTTGAGGAGTATCAATAGTTAAAGCAGCAGTTTTATGATCTAAACAATTAGTATCATGAATAATAATATAATCAGGTTTCTTTTGAAATTTTTTTAATTGATTAAATCTTGCTGGTAATGGCATATTTTTTATATTATATAATTTAAACATTTTTTGTTTGTTTTCTATATCATGCCATAGTTTAACTAAATCATCTTCAGTATATTTTCCAATAGTTACTAAAGAGTTATTATTGTTATTTATCATAATTATTTCCTTTTAATGATAACATCAATATTATCTTCAGTAGTATATATGTAAACTGGTACATATTGAATTAATTGTTGAGTAGTAAAATTATCAATATCAAAATTGAAAGAAATATTAACTTCTGGTATTTTTATTTCACAATTAATAATACCAATTTCTCTTAATGTTTGAACTGATTCATACATTATACTTCTACTTATTTCTCCTTGTATATCAAAGTTTGGACATATAGCATATAATATATTTTGTTTAATAGTATTTATAATAGCAATATCATCTAAACTAATTGAATTAACATATGCATATACTTTAATTCTAAAAGGAGTTTCAAATAAAACTTCAATCCATCTATTAGCATTACCAGAATAAGTCATTTTAATAGATTTATTTGTTATGTATATAATTTCACTTGGTTTAGCAAAAATAGGAAACCAACTAGAACCTGCATATGTAACTATAGCATTAGTTAAGTTTTCCCAAACACCTGTTGGATCTTGACCTACTATATATCTATCACCTTGATTTGGTGATGACGGTGGAGTATTAAGTATATCTATAACTGGTTCATGAGATACTTCATTTAAATCATAAGTATGTATTCTACCATGAGTTTTTGCAAATTTAATATTAATTTTAACTGATGTCATTCTATAATCTGCTAAATTTAAAGTTCCTACAAATTGTTGTAATGTAGTTAATTCAAAATTCTTTTTTTCTTCACTTGTTAATCCATTCCAATAAGTTTCTTCTATACAAGGAATATCATAACAAGAAATAGTATTAGGTGCACTAATATCTGGTTTACAATATGATATCATTCTATTTTTTAAATTTCTTTTAATAAAATAATTAGATTTCAAAATAGTAAATAAATAATTTCCACCACCGGAAGTATCATAAAATTCATAAGTGATTTCAGCATCTTCTGATTTAATGCCATTAGTATTAATAGTATATGTAATTTCATGAGTATTATCATCAATATTACAAGTAAACGGTCCTATTACTGATGATTTAAATTTAATATATAATACTACTTGTATATCAGTCATAGATATATTATTAGGATTTTTATAACTTAAAGTTAATTTTAAATCTTGATAAGAATTAATACTTTCTAAATTTAAATTATCAAAATATAATGGATATTGAGCAGTATTACTTAAATTTGTAACTACACCTATATCTACATTATTTACCATATAATAATAATAAGCAAAAGTTGGACTTTCTATGATAATACCAAAAGGACAAACATAATTATAAGTATAATTAGGACCATCACTAGAATCAGTGAATACGGTATACGGTAAAATTTCAGTCGTAGTGTTAGAAAATACTTGAGTAATACTATTAGTAGGTACAGGAATATAACTTAGCCTAGCACCAGTTAAACCAGTAGTTAAACCAGTAGGTTTATATACTCTAGTATCGATAGGAATAATAACATAAGATACTACTTCATTTGTTTTGATATCACTTCTTTTAAGTATACTAGACATAACTGGAAAAGGCAAACCCTCAGTAACAATATCTTTCATATTAGAAAAGTCATTATGACTTACTATTCTTTCTCTTGCAGTAAATCTATTTATTGACTTTCTTTTAGTATCATTTAAAGTTTCTTCTTCAGTACCACCTACTGAAGATTCTATATTATTACAAAGTATTTTAACTCTTTTTGTAATTCCACCTTCATTATATAATATTGGATCCATTGTAGTAATAGTTCCAGCAATTACATTACCATAACTTGCTTTAGTTACAAGTATTTCTCCAGTAATAATAGAATTAGGAATTGGCTGTTTTCCAAATACTCCATTACCAAATAATATTTGTAAATTTATATTATCTATAATTGAAATAGAATAAGATTTTTCTCCAAGATTCATAGTAAAATAATTTTGATTTAATAACCATTCTTCTTTTATAGAATTTTCATCTTCTTGCACATATAATTTTATATCATTTATAAATTCTCTATAAGATACGTTAAATGTAAAAGGTTGATATAATTTTAAAGTACCATCAACTAATTTATCAAATTCTAAAAATTCTATTTGAGAAACTGGTATTGTTAAATATCCTTTATTATCACTGACAATAGTTTTTATATCAATTAAGTTAGAATCTTTTTGTAAAACCGCAGATAATTTATTTAATGTTTTATTATAAGTTATAGTAATTGTATGATCTAATGTAAATATTATTTCATTAGCATAAAATTTATGTTTTTCTGGTATTATAAAACTTGAATCATTTTTAAAATCTAAATCAATAGTTAATAATAGATTAGTTTTTGAAGGAGTAGCAAAATCTTTTTTATAAGATAAATAACTAGCCCAGTTATATATTGAACTTGGCATTTGAGCAGTAACTAAATAATTTTCTTTTCTAGACATAGTTAATGAATTAGAATTATCAGCACTTAATATACTTAATATATCAATTATATATGAAAAGAAATGAGTTTTACTTAGATCTACATTAGCTAATTGCTCAAATTCTTGAATCCGATCAATTAATTTTTTTCTAATGCTTTCTCTAGAGGATAATATATAATTAGTTGGTATGTTATTAATATCTAAAGCCATAATATATCAATTTTAAAACTCCTTTTTTTATTATTAAATTTGGAAGGGGTATCAGGATTCGAACCTGAAAATATAGAATCAAAATCTATTGTGTTACCATTACACTATACCCCTGAAAAATATAAAGATTTATTTGTATCATATCCAAAACCATAAGTATTAGAATTAATATCTGTAATTAATATATCATTTAAAATATTATGACTAATACTAAAAGAATTTAAAATAATATCAGCTATTTCTTTTTTATATATCTTTCTATTATTAGAGATATAAGTCCAAGAAGATGATATATGATTTCTAATATCATTTAATTTATTATTGTTATTTTTTAAATTAACTTTGTACCAAGTTCTTTTACCCTTATGACTTACAGTGTAATTAGTGATTATAAATAATGGATGATTATTAATAGATTCTTTTAATGTAACATTATCATAGAACCATATAAAGTCTTCAGCTAATGGTCTTATTCCAATTGAATCTGGCCAAGTAACTGATATATTCATTTCTCTAGTTACTCCTCGTTCATCATCTTGATTAGATATTTCACCATGACCATCTGTAAGCCATATAGGAAATAAAAAAATTTGTTTCCATTTTCTACCAGACATAGAACCAGTCATTCTATATGAACCACCATTAATATTAGCTCTATCATCAATAACAGATGTATGACAATCATATTTAAAATAAGTTACAAAATAATGAGGACTCCATTTAGAATAATAATTAAGTACTTTATCAAGATATTCATTAATATAATTTTGATATTGAAAATTTCTTAATTCCAAAATGTTACTCCTCTCATATTTTAGTAGCTAGCTAAAGATTCTAATTCTTCAATATAACCTAATGATAAATTTTCAGTTTCATTTGTTGGTATATATAATAAATCAATTTCTATTCTTATAGATTTATTATTTGAATTAGAAACTACATTGATATTTTTTATTTCAAAATCTTTTTCATATGTATTAATTTTATATATTAATTCTTCTCTTATAGCATCAATATTTTCATCAGTTAAATTTTCAAAAATATATCTTGGTAATTTAACTCCTAATTTAGGGTCTCTTGGATAACTACCTTCAGAGATAGATAATAATACTATAACTCTATATAATGCTAAACTCTTTTTAGTTAAAGTATTCCAATCACCAGAAGGAGCTAATATGGCAGTATAACCAAAATCTGTTTTAATAACTTGTCTAATACCATTATTAATTTGTGGTATATTATTAATCACATTAAATAACTCCTTTGTTTAATCTTTTTTAGCTAATAGAGTGGTTAAAGCATTTTTGATGTTGCTTGTATCTATGTTATTATTTTGATTCTGCATTTTTTCCATTCGTTTTTCGTTACATCGTAACATAGATTGAATTTGATTAATTGGTAAACTTATCAGAGTTTCATAGCCAAATGATGGAAATTGCTCCATTAAAAAAAGCAACTTATCATTTATCCGATCAGCAACGATATCGGGGCTATCAACGAGACTCTGATATGGTGCGAAAAAAGTATTGTTGAATATCAAATTCCACTTCATTATTTGTTTTACATTTTTCACATTCCCATTTATAAATAAATTTACTTCCGTATTTAGTTAATTCATCACACTTTTTAATAAGTACATCTGTAGTAATCTTTTTCAATTCACCAGTAGCATTAATAATATCTACTTCATTGTCAAATACTTTTTCATTTTTAATTTCTTTTATAATTGGATTACCATCTTCATCTTTAGATTCTTGTTTTATAATATTATTGATTATAAATTTACTAGTAAATCTTGTTATTATAGAAACACTATTATCTAAAGTATTTTCCATTAAATCTTCTTCTAATTTTTTTATTTGACTATTTAATAAATTAATTTGATTTTGATTAGTAACTTCATTTTCAGCTTTTAATTTTTCTATTTGGTATTCAATTTTTTCTATTTCATTTGTATATTTTTCTTCGCTCTTTTTAATTTCATTTTGTAAATTAAATATTCTTTTTATAGAAGGCATTTTTAAATACCAAAATACATTTGGTAATCCATGTTCTGATAAATCAATTTCTATTTCATTTTTAAAACAATCAAATTCTTTACCAGCATAAAATGTATCATTATAACATTCTACTAAATCTATTTTTTTAGGTTCATGTTTATGAGAACATTTTTCTTTTTTACAAATACAATTTTCCATAAATGAACTTATATAATTTCCATAACTAATAACATATAATGCATAAAATAAAGTATTAATATCATTTTCAGTTATATTATTTAAAAATGATTCATAAGAAGATGTTAATACTTCATTACCATAACAAATATGATGATATAGAAATTTAATAGTATAAGCAAAAATATTTTCTTCACTTATTAAAGATTTAGCTAAACTATTTTCTTCTCTTAAAGTAATTGCTTTAGTTCTAATAGTACTATTAATTACTGGAAGCATTACTTCATATACTGGTTCTTTATAATTTGTTATTTCTTTATTAAAACCTTTAAATTTTTGTTTACTCATAGTTTCTACGTCTCCTTTTACTTTTATTCTTATTTTTTATTATAATTCTATTTCTTTTGAAAAGAATCTTTTACTAATAGATAAACCTTTTTCTTTAATATCTTTATTAATAGTACCACCATAATATTCTTTATAATAATCAATATGAAATGGTACTGATATTTGTCTTACTTCATTAGAACCAATAGTATTATTAAATTCATTAGTTAATTTTTTAGTAGGAAAAAATCCTTCACCATGAAAGCCATAAGTAACTTCTATCATATTAGGTAAATATTCCCAATACCAAAATTTACTACCATATATGTTAGTTTTATATTGATTGGATTTATTAGTACCAGCATAACTAAAAAAATTGATTAGCTTAACATACCATTGATTTATGATATTAATTAATTGTCCATCTTGTGTAGTTATAAAAGTTAAATTAAGATCATGTCCTTTAGAATGAGAAACAGGCACTTCTCTATTCCAGCCTTGTCTACCTGTAAAAACTGCAGTCTTTAAACTAGTATCTGGTAGAGTAACTCCTAAACAAGAAGATACAAATAATTCAGTAGTTTTTTCAGTATTTATATTATCAAGTATATAGTTAAAACCTTCTAGATATATTAAAAAATATCCTTTAACTGATGCATTTTTCTTTTTACTTAATAATCTTCTTGTTAGTACTTGTTTAACTTTCAAAGATTTAATTTAACTCCTTTTAAATTTGATGTTTATAATATTCTAAATAACCATCTGCATGATTACTAAGAACTTCTTGTGCTTTAGTCATTGCTTTATTATCCCACCAAATAGAATCTACATGAAAATCAATATCAATTTGTAAACTATCAACTGCACTTAAATCATGAGCATATAAATCCATAGGATCTTTGAGAGGATATAGACCTTCCATTATAGCAGCAAATTCAATTTCTTTTCCATTTGGTTTAGTAGTGAAATAGCACATATCAACACTAAATTCATTTTTACCATAATTAGCAGTTGGTCCACCATCTGGGGTATTTAATCTACTAAGGCCAGTATTTCTATCTCTAATTAAATTGACCCATGCACTAATGAATTTAGAAGCTGGTAAATTTGCTAATTCTATAAATCTAAGACTTGTAGTATCACCATAATCAACTCCACTAATAGCTCCCCATTTAGTTCCACCAAGAGCAGTAATAGTTGATTTATTTAAAGTACCACCAGGAAGACTACTAACTGCAGTACAAGTAGCTGATAACAATTTGAAATCTTTAAGATCAGAACCTTTTTTATTAGCAGCTGCTGAATCTCCACCTTCACTAGCAATACCACCAAATAGTTTATCCCATACTAATTTGATATTATTTAATGCTTTAGATTGGTTAAAAAAATAAATATAAAAATAACCACTTTGATAAGCGTCTTCAGAATTTATAGCTTTAGCAAATCTTCTATTAAATGTATTTCTTTTCCAAGACATTTATAAATTCTCCTTTTAAATTAAATTTGATTACCTGGATTAAGACTTGGTCTTTCTTTATACTTATCAAGACCTTGTAAAGTTTTTAATGCTTTTTCAGCCATTTTATAAGCTCTATTATCCCACCAAATAGAATCTACATGAAAATCAATATCGAGTTGTAAACCATCAACAGTTCCTACATCAGAAGTAAATAAATCCATAGGATCTTTAAGAGGACATACACCTTCTAATACAATAGCAAATTCAATATCAACACCATTTGGTTTAGTAGTAAAATAAGATAAATTACCATAAAAATTTGACTTAGTATATTCACCTTTTCCAAGATTACTTCTACCAGCATTTCTATCTCTAATTAAATTAAACCAACTAGAAATTGTTTTAGCAACAGGGATTCCTGAGAATTCTACAAATTTTAAAGTAACAGTATCACCATAATCAATAGAACCAGCAGCTCCCCATTTAGTTCCACCAAGTGCAGTAATAGTTGATTTATTTAAAGTACCACCAGGAATAGTTGGAGCAGCAGTACAAGTAGCAGCTAATAAATGAATCATATCACTACCACTACTTATAGGTATATCATAAGTATAATTTTTTGTGCTCTGATATAATTTAGAATATAATTGGTATACTTTATCAAACACTTTATCATTTTGAAATAAAGAATAAAAGTAACCAGTTACATATGCATCTTCTGAATTTAATTTAGATGCAAATCTTCTATTAAGTAATTGTTGAGATTTCCAAGTCATAGTAAAAATTTCTCCTTTTATTATAGAATAAAATTATAGTTTTTTGTTCTAATCAATTATTATAGTTTATTTTTTAGACGGTAAAAAAAGCCCTTTACTTTTAAAAAATAAAGGGCTATAATTTTACTAAAAAGAAAAGAGTTAATTATGTACATCCATGAACTTGATTGTGATAGGTAAACTAAGTAAGCCACATTTGAGTAAATACATGACTTACTTAGTTTAAAATTATTAATAATTTGTATTTACTTTTTATGGGTTGAAAAGGAGGTAAATAGGAAAAAAATTTCCTACACGGGATGCTAAATTAAAAAATATTAATAGGGTGAAAGACTAATCAATTAATATTAATCTCTCTGAGGAAACACATCACAAACATATTTATAAACTTCAACTGAGAAAACTATGGAGCTTGTCTCCATAGATGAATCAGTTTTAAATTCAGAATAAATAATATATATTATAAGAAATTAAGAGGTGAATATTAAATGTACTTAACTCAAACAAATAAGTTAAAAAAATTAGATAAAGAAACATTTAATATTCTATCCTCTCTATGTAAAATTTCTAAAAATCTATACAATGTAGGTTGTTATAATATTCGTCAATATTTTTTCCAAAGTGGAAAATATTTAAATTATTATGGTAATTATCATGAATCAAAAAATAATGATAATTATCAATTATTAGGTAGTATTGGACAATCAACACTTCGTTGTGTAGATTATTCATTTAGATCATTTTTTCAATTATTAGATAAATCTAAAAAAGGATTTTATACTGGTAAAATAAGACTGCCAAAATATTTAGATAAAGATTCTATGTATCCTACTATATGGACTAGTATATATTTTAAAATAGTAAAAAATAAAATTAGATTGTCCATTTCAAAAAAATTTAAAAAGAAATTCAATATAACTAAACGATATTTATTTTTTGATTTACCAAAAAATATTGATTCTTCAAAAATTGTAGAAGTTAGAATCAATCCAAAATATAATGGAAAATATTTTACAATTTCTTATATTTATAAAAAGGAGGAAATTAAAAATGATTTAGATTTAACAAAAGGTATTGCTGTAGATTTTGGAATAAGCAATTTAGCAACTTGTATTGATACAAATGGGACATCTTTTATTTTAGATGGGAAAAAATTAAAATCAATAAACCGTTTGTATAATAAAGTAATTGCTAAATATAAATCAATTTTAGATAAACAAAATCCAAATTCTAAAAAGACATATTCAAAAAGATTATATTTAATTACTCAAAAAAGAAATAATCAAATTAATAATTATTTAAATCATGTTTGTAAAATTTTAATTGATTATTGTATCTTTAATAAAATTAGAAATATAATTCTTGGAGATTTTAAAAATTTACAAAATGGTTCCAATCTTGGTAAAAAGAATAATCAAAATTTTGTACAAATTCCTTTTGGATTATTAAAAACTAAAATTAGAAATAAAGCTAAATTAAATAGTATTTTTGTATTTGACCAAGAAGAATCTTATACTATCAAGGAAAAAGAATCAAACGGGGACTATTCAAAACTTCAAATGGAACTTTAATCAATGCAGATGTAAATGCTGCTGCAAACATCTTAAAGAAATATTACAATAATCCAAAAGTTAAAAGTCAAAAAAGTAAGCAGAATCTTGAATTTAATTTCAAGAAACTGTCTAGAGGGTGCATCAATCACCCATTAAGAATAAGGGTTCTTGAATCAAACTTCTTAACAAACTATGGAGCTCGTCTCCATAGTCATTGATTCTCATCTAAGTTGATAGTAATTTCTTCTTCTTGATTTGAAACCTTTTGTTTTGGAGGAGGCGGCGGAGTATCCTTACTATTTGTTTCACTAATACTTTTTACAACAGGAGCAATATCTGCTTTTATTAATGGATTACTATTGTTCATTTCTAATTCATATTTTGCTTTTAAGTCTTCATTATATTTTTTAAATAGATTATCCATTGTTTGTTTAAATAAAGGATCATTAGTATATAATTCTATTATTTTTTTATTTTGAAAATTCTTAGGATATCCTTCCATATTTAACCAAGCACCTTTTGTTACTATGACCTTATTAACTTTTAACATAGAAACCATAGACCATATATCTGAATAGCCAGTCATAAAAGAAAATGTTAATCTTGTATGTATTTTTGGAATGAATAATTTATTTTTAATACAATAACAATCTATTTCTTTTCCACTAAAACCAAAAGTTTCTTCTTTTAAATCAGATACATCTGCTAAATAAATTAATTGATTAGTGTTATAAAGTATTGCTCTACCACCAGGTATATTTTCAGATTGTCTCATTCCTCTAATTTGTTGAGGATTTGGTACTAATGATAATGAAACATTATCTCTTAATTGATTTACTATTATTAATGTAATTTTATATTTATTAATTTTACTAGCATAATTAGGAATATGTAAACTTAATATTCTTGCTTTAAATCCAAGAACTTCTTTTGGATCATGAGCATGAGTTTCTTTTTCCGTTAATGTATTAGCAAGACTATCCCATACTATTACACAAGGAGTATCAACACATTTATTTTCTACTTTAAATGCAATTATTGAATCAATACTTTTAAATACATCTTCAACAGTTAGATTTTGATATGGTTTAATTTTTGGAGATATAACTCCTAATTGTGCTAATCTTACTGATGTCATTGCTTGTTCACTATCAACATATACACATAAAGATTTTCCATTAGATTCTCTTTGAAATGCTCCCATAATATTAGCAGCTAATGAAGATTTTCCTGAACCAGGTCTTCCTACTAACATAGCAATAGAACCCAATGCTATACCACCACCAAGTATTAAATCTAAAGGTCTAATACCAGTTGGAATAGTATCAAATTCTTGAGTACCAGATGTAAACTTTTGAGTAACCTGTAAAAAATTATCTAATTTAGATTGTAAATCTGATATAGTACTATCTATTAATTCATTATTTTTTTTAGCCATTAGTTATTTTAAATCCTTTCTTTTTATAGTTTTATTTTTATATTTTTTCTAAAATAAATAGATTAATTCTTTGGCATAAAATTAGGAGTATCTTCTAATATAGATTTAATTTTATTTTTATATTTTTTAGTATCAGCATTAGTTTTACTAATAGAATCTTGAACCATTTTAATTAAGTCTTTAATAGTATCATCTGATAATCCTGGATCTAATAAAGTTTGTAATTTAAATAACAATTTATTAAGTTCTTGTTTATAATTTAATATAGTAGAAAATAATGAAGACATAGTTTTTAATCTACTTTCAATAACGTGTATAGATTTCCAATTTGTTTCTTTTGGAAATATATTATAAATATGAGTTTTAAATGTTTCTAATTCTTTAATATCATTTACTAAGATATTAACTTGATTAATTAAAAACTTTTCAATATCAGTAGCTGATGAATTAGTATCTAAAGTATCATATTGATTTTCAATATCAGGATTAAATAATTTTGAATTATTCAGCATATAAGCTTCCTTGTTTTTTACCATTAAAAACTTTTCTTTTAAGTTCTAATGAATTAATATATGATTGAATTAAATCTTTTCTTTTAATAGGATAATCATCTGAATTAATATATTGTGAAATTATTTCTTTATTATAGAAAGGTCTGGTATATTTAATTGAATTATATAAAGATACATTTTTTCTAAAACAAGCATTACAAGAAAGACATTCTTCTTTAGTACCTTTATAACATGAATAAGTATTATTAATAATAAAATCAACTTTTTTAAATCTATTATCAAATATATGATATAATTTTTCACAATTAAAAAACCAATTTAATAATTCAGTTTTATTATATGCAGTTATATATGATTTTATTTTTGGATTATTATAAAGAATCTTTGAAATATTATCTAAGTAAGTTTGATTAGAATCATATACTCTATCATATTTAGTTATACCAAGACTTATAATTTTAGCATTTGGTTCTAAGCTATTTACAACAGTTAATAATAAAAGATTTCTATTAATACAAAAAGCATTTTCTTGATTTTCTATTGTAGATATAAAATCTTTATGTTCTTCTAAGAATTTATTATATATAATAAATTCATCTTTATTATTACAATCAGCTTTAATTAAATTAAATATATCTTTCATATGTGACATTTCTTGTTTAGAATATAATTGACTATATGGTATATGATAACATAGTATTTCTTCTTTTAGATTTAATTCATATCTCATATATAAGTAAGATAATACTGAATCTAAACCTGGTGATATTAAATGTATTATTTGATCTTTTTGCATAATTAAATTATCTCCCTAAAATTGTACAAGCATCTTTTAATATATCATGCATATTACAATATTGATTATTTTTTCTACCCCAATAAGAAACTATATTTTTTCTAATATCTAAATGAAAGCCAGGACTATGATTCCAATCAGTATAGACTCCTAAACCATAGCCATTATTAATATGACAAATATTAATTCTATTTAAAAATTCTAATATTAAAGTAGTATGTAATATTGTAGCAATTGCTATAGATTTTTTATTTTTTCTATCTATTAAAGAATCTTTAAAATAGAAATCAACTGCTAATCCTTTATAATGTTTACTATTTTTAGTATGACCAGAAGTAGAATATGCATTAGTAATTATAATAGGCATACCAATCCAACTTCTTAAAAAGTCTATAGTATAAATTAATTGTGGTTTAACATGTTCAACACCAGTACCCCATTCATTTCTATTAAAGTGTTTTATACTATTCCAATTAACATCATTAATTCTAGAAATAATATCAGTATAAATGTTTTGAATATCTTTATTTGTTAAATCTGGCTCTCTCATTATATTCTCCTTTTTTAATGATTAATATATTCTAATATCTTATAACTTGGAAATGGAATAGAAGAATATTTGTTAATGTCAATATTCTTTTTATTTTTTATATTTTCTAATAAATATGGACATTGAAAATCTTCAACTATTATATCACTAACTTGTTTTAAAGTTTTATCATTTAGTATTTGATTATTACCATATTTATAAACATATAGTTTAGAAAATAATTTACTATTATTTAGATTAGAATTGGATAATAACAATTGTTTAAGTCTTGATATTAACCAAAATATTCCTCCGTATAAAGAGATTTTATCTTTCTTAATAATATTGGTTATAATCCATGAAGAATTCTTTTTATAGAAAGAATTTTTTAAATGTAGCTTAGGTCTTTTAATAGTTACAACTGCTATTAATTGATCTGTTAATTTATCTTTTTCTATAAATAATCTAGACCAGTTTTCATCATAAGTAAAATCTTTATTATCAGAAATAAATTGTTCTATTTTATTATCCATTTCAGTAACTTCAGATAATATTAAATTCTTTACTGATATTTTATTGATTTCTTTTCTATTATATAATAACATAGTTGGTAAGAAATTTTTAATTAGTTTTATATTATCATTATTAATTTCAGTTACTGGTAATAAAATTGGAGTTATATTTTCATCAATTATAAAATGATACTTATCAATTATACTACTAAATTTTTTAATAGCTTCTAAGGAATATTTTATAGGATTGATTAAGAAAATAATATATTCTTTTTTCTTGTTTTTTATTTTAACTAATAAGTCACCAAATTGAATACCTTTTTTGATAGGATTAATAATTACTGATAAGTTGTCTTTATCATCTTCATTATTATAACTATTAAGAAATAGTTCACTTAATTCTTTTTTTGTATTTTCTAATTTAGATTCTATAATCGTATTAATATTCATATAAAATTTATAGCTCCTTTTTAGAATATTTCTGATATTAATTTTTTAAAAATATTTAAACTGTAAAAAGGTTTATTTAAAAAATAGGGATAACCTTTTTGAATACTTATAGATTTATTTTTTGGATTACCAGATATTAATATTATTGGTATATCTGGATTTATTTTTTTGATATTTTGATATAATTGAAACCCATCTAATATAGGCATATTAATATCACTAATTATTAAATCATAATTAATTTCAAAATTAATTACATAGTCTAATAGTTCTTGACCATCATTAAATGAGATTACAATATGGTTTAACATTTGTAAATATTCTGTTAATATTTCTAATATGGATTCGTTATCATCACAAATTAAAATAGTAAGATTTTTTTCTTTTGACATTTATTTAATTTTAACATGCTTTATTTTTAACATGAAAAATTTCTCCTTATTTTTTAATAGTATCTAGTACTAGTTTTAATATGTAAATACTCAATACTACTCCTATACTAAAACTAGCGACTAGAGATACTATATCTATTAATAAATTAATCATATTATTTTTACAATAATTTTTTGATTAACTTAAATATTTTAAAAACTCCTAATTGTTGTAATATTATTAATATAGATATACTCAATACTACTATTGTAAATATAGGTAAATTCCAAGAACCATCTGGGTCCTTTTCTAAATTAAACCATATATCAAAAGCACATAAAAAGAAAGTTAATACTAATAATATAACTATAATCATTTTAAGACCATATCTGTCCACCATCAACTTTAGTTTCATTAGCTACTGTACAACCAGTTAATTGGCTATTAGCCTTCCAAATTAATCCTTGAACTTTACAATATAAACCGTAACTTGCTGCAGTATCACCAGAAGCATTTTGTATATCACTTGCAGTTATAGAAAATGTTTGATTGAATACCCCATAGTTCACATTACCAAAATAAGTAGTTTCGATAGTGCCTCTATTACCTGTATTAAATACAACACCATATTGGGAACTTTTAGAATCTGGTCTAATATAACATCCATTAATTGTAGTATTTTTCCAGCAATTTAAAACATATAACATATAAGCAGTAGAACTGGAAGAAGTTAACTTCAAACTAGTAACTCCAATTTTACAATCGTTATTTTGGAAGTATAAAATAGAACCTGTTGATGAAATTATTGAATCCTGATTAGTATGAAGAGTATTACTAACTGTATTGCCTTCAAGTAATAATTGACCACCACCCCAATAATCTTTAAAATTAACAGGATTACTAAAGGATATAGTACCATTAGGAAATTTAAATTTTAAAGTTGCGCCCCAAGGAATATAATGACCATATTGATACTTTTTAGAATCTATAGTGGTATTAGTATCTGATGTAGTTAATGTTATTGTTTTAGTTGTTCCACTAGTCCATGTGT